CCATTGTTGAAACTACTTGAATATGGACTGTATTGGCTACCTCCATTACGAGCATATCTTGCTCCTGCTCTGTGACCACTGCAATCTCCCTTGCATGGTGAACCTTTGTATTTTGCCATTATCTCTTCTCTTCTGTTTTACCTATTTTGCCAGTTCCACAGTAGATGCCAAAGAAGCCGGCACCTGCGCCAACTACTACACTTACAAAACCAGCTTGTGCTGTTGTGGGATCTGACATACCCATGAACCATGTTGTAACACTATAGAAAGCATAACAGTACATGGCCATTAATAGTCTTGGAATCATTCTCCAATTATTCATTAGACTTGGTATTTCACATTTAATGAAATGCCAAATATTCTTTATCGCAGTTTTAATCTTGTTCATTTTCTTCTCCTTGCTAGGGCTCTTCTTCTTATATCAGTGTCATGTTTTCTGCTACCTCTTATGAGACTGTTAACACGACCCATGGCCCAGCTTTGCATAGTCTGTCCTGGTCTTGAACCTGCACCAAGGAATGCACCTTTGCCTCGCTTGTATACGGCTCTAAGATCAGTGAGATTGAATAGTTTACTACCCTTGGCTTTGTTACGCAATATACCAAGTTCAGTCTTTGATAGTGGTTTATCTTTTTTTGCCAAGTTCAACTCTCCTGTTGATCAGACTTTGTGGTATTCTTTTACCAGCTTTATACATTGAACTTATCTGTTTCATAACCCGTGCAAGTTCACTTCTTTGTCTACCTTTTACGCCTGATAGATATCTCTTTGGTAGACCTGTTGCTTTGTCCCTGATTACTTTTCTAACTTTGTCCATTATCTCTTCAATATCCTTTTAGCAAATCTCAAACCTGCATCTCCACCCCAACCAAGGTATGCTTGTGTTCCTGGTGTGTTTGATCCTGGCTTGTAATATTGACGGGCCCTGCTGAGAAAACTAAAAGTCCTCTCAACAGTTTCCATACTTAGATTGTCGCCTCTTATCAATTGATTGGCTCTTGCTAGACCCACTCGCGTCATACCCTTACGACTTGCGGGTGCTTTGTCTCTCAAAGCTAACGCTTTTCTAGCATTGGCCCTCATTTGTGCTGTAGGCCTAGGCATTAGTTTGTAGCTTCAAAGATTAATTGAAAGTCTGCCGCTACTGCCACATCTGATCCACCCAGTCTTTTGGCACGGAATTCAATGATCCCACCTGCTGGAATTTGGAATGGGTTTGGTAAGTTGTATGTAACACCTTGACCATCACCAACGATTGTTGTTAACACTTGTTTGAATGGTGCCGCATCTGGTGCTTTGTTTAACCAAATACTCACCTGTGCTCCACCTGTTGCACTCATCATGAATGTTGTGATGTATGCATTTGTGTTGGCTGGAATAGCATATGAAGCTGATTGCTGTTGACCTTCACCTGCCGCAATTTGATATATTGTAGTATCATCAGCATTGTTGTTTACGCTGATAGTTCCTGCATTTACACTACCGCCTGATCCTACTTTGTTAACAAATATATCATTCACATGACGATAACTGTTCACAGTTGTTACCGCGGCTGTACCGTTAAGGTTTACATTTTCTTCTTGTTCAACACCTGAACCATCAATACCTTTGATTTTAACTCTTCTGGCATGACCTGAACCACTGTTTGTATCATCAGCACTTGAACTTTTAATCTTTAATTGTTCAGCACTAGTTAATAAATTACGAATACCACCCTGCGTACAGATTGTTTCTAAACTTGCTCCTACTGCAGAGTTGATACCACTTGTTCCTCTTAATTCAAGTTTATCAATAGTACCACGGCTTAATTCTAGACCTGACGGTAACATTGTAACTTGACTTCCACCTGACATTGGCATAGTTATTTCTCCTTCTTGTGCAACTCTTTGTTGCGTTGTCTTGCATTATTTAATATTGCAAGGTCTTGTTGTATCAATACCGGAACAGGTGTACTGTGTCCGCCGTATTGTGGATGTGAAAACAACCACTCTTCGTGTGGTCTCACATCATTTAATCTGTTGTGTATGTTGCGTAATGTCCTACCACTTGCGTTCTTGTGTATCCACATTCTTGCAACATAGTCGTCTAGGGGTTTTATATTTTGTGATCCTTGCCATACTTGAACATCTATTTTTTGTTTTGCCCAGTATGCTTTACTCCAAGGACACACACTTACTATACTAGCAAAGTATTCGGTCCATTGCGTATTACTTACGCTTACCGCCTCTTTTGCCACCTTTTTTCTTTTTCTTTTTACCGCCACGCATTCCTGACATGATAGTTCTCCCTATAGGACTGAAAGTATTCTTTCGCCCATGACACCAACTACTGTTGATGCAACTAATATACTCAAAATCCACCAAAGTTTTGCTTCAGTGTTTTTGGTTGTTTCTTTTAATACTTTTATATCTTGTTCAATGTGATGAATATGATTTGTTTCAAGCCTTGTTAGTGTACGCTTGATCTCTGCTATATCTTTACTATTTTTTACGGTTTGTTGCTTTACAGTTTGTCTGGTTTCCATGTTATGGCTTCCTTGTTTTACAACTATTTATCGTCTGATTCCCATGGTAATATATCGTTATCTTCACCACCTGGTGCAGGATCATTCTGCATACCCAATAAATTCTTGGCCAAGAATATTTGTATTACTGCATTATCATTTTCAACTGCATTGCGAAACATTGCTCTTCTCAGCTTAATTTTGCCTTGTGCATATCCTTTGTCTATAAGGTTGGCATAATTACGCTTCAGTGTGTCCACACTACAGTTCATTACATATGCTATTTCTCGCCAAGTACATTGTAATTCTGCTAGTTTGACAATAGTACTTTTGTCAAGATCTATCTTTTTACGGCCTGCCCCTTTTGGGTTGCCTTCACTCTTACTCATTTGAGTCCCTCCTGATTTACGCTTCAGTATAGCTTAAAATATGGCTGTGAATACTTTCACTGCCAAATACACCGCATAATGGCAAAATGCCAAGCCCAGTATTGCATTAAGCAGTACTAGACTGTGTTTGATACTTAACTTGATTTGCTGTTCTGTATCTTCACTTGCTATTTTCATATCGGTTATTCTCCTGTATTTACCTATAAATATTACTGTGATCTATAGGGGGTTTTGATCACCGGGTGTAGCTCCGTCTGCACCCGTCTTTTTCCACCAACGATAGTTCTTGTAACCACAGTAGTCTTGTTCAACTTCTTAGTTGTAGCCTTCTTATCTTTGTACTTTTGTTGTTTCTTACTTACTATTTGATACACTCTCTTTGCTTGATACTTGGGTATTTCCCACTTTGATTTGCTGTATCTGTTTTGTATTGTGTATACAACCATTTGTTCATCTTGATTACCACCAAACGCTACAGTCTTTGTAGCAAAGTATAACCATCTGTCTAAGTTCTTTTTTCTTTGTGTTCGATCTGTGACTTTACGCATTCCATGCCACCAATGATCAAAACTTCTTCTACGACTCATCTCTTACTCCTTTTATCAATGTATGCTTCTCTATCAAACTTTTGTTCTATAACTGCTCTTGCTTTTTCAACACTTGAAAGTTTTGAGTATTCAGTCAAAGTGGTATTGTAAACTTTATGACCAACCCAAAGTCCTTGCATAATCAAAGTAAATAGATGTTTATTCAAGACATCTCGATTAAGGAATTCATTAGTTTCAACCAATCTACGATTATCTTCAAACTTGTATATTTCTGCGACTAACATATCATACTCCTATTCAATTATATTGTATTTATACCTGCCTTTCTGGCAGGAAACTTTCAGATATCTCCGATATCTTCAGTTTAGTTTTTTCTACTTCTTCAAAGTCAACAGATATAACATTTGGTATTTGTTTACTTGACTTATCAGTCATAGGTAGGCTTATACAGCCATGACCCTTTTTTGCAAACGCTTAGGTTGTATGCTATCTGGCTCTCCGGCTCACCACGGGTACGGGATTTAATAACACACTCTCAGCCTACTTTGTGTGTTCATATAGCCAACCTTGTGTTAGTACTGTAACACCACAGACCCCAAGCAAGATCCGAACATATGCGTATTATATGCCCTCAATGCTGTGTTTGTTAGGGGGTTATGTTGAGCCTGTATTAGCCTATGTGTGCCTGTATTAGTCTTCTTTTTCTTCATCTTCTTCAACAGTGAAGTCAACACCTTCTTGTGGATCATAATTATCATAATCGCTGATCTTGTCTTCTTGTTTTACTGTTGTAGTATTATCTTTTAATGCACAGTATTCATCCCAAAACTTTATGCCGTATTCATTTGCATCTATGTCTAGTGAATATGTGTTGTTGATTGCTTCTTTTGCAAGTGGGTCTGTTCTATAATTACCCATACTCATATGACCTAGTGTCATATAAGCCATCATTGCAAATTCTTCACAGTTAATTCTGTGTGCTTCAGGTGTTGGGTCATGTTCTACCTTTACTGCTGGTAGTTTTGCACCGCCTGGTCCTCTAATCCATGTTAAAGCCATTTTATTCTCCTAATGTACTGTATTGCTACCTGGATAGCAATCTTGTATCATACTTGATACTCTTTTGTATTCTGCTTTTTGTTCTTCCATAGCGTCTAGTATACATTCTGCAACTATTTCACTACAATCATGTTGTGCCATTACCATTTCTAATTTCCATAGCCTCATTTCATCATCAGTTAGTTTTTCGCCTTCTGATAGTTTTTTATACACTACTTCTCTAACATCTGTTTTAGGCTGTTTCTTTTGATTCTTCATAAAATATACTCCCATCAAAATCCTTTGGTGGTAATTTGAACTTTGGGGGAAGTTCACATCCATCATAACTTACAAACCATCTATCTAAAACGGCTTCTGCTTGATCTTCACCTACTGCTTTGTAAGCCTTGTGTGCAAGGTCAACGATTATACCATTTACTCTAATTACATAACTTAAAAGTATATGATTAGCCGATCTTGCTTTCCATATAGGTAATTTGTTTTTAATTTGTTTCATTATTGCTTCTGTAGTATAAGCAATACTATCTTCACCAACTATATCATTGTATTGGTAAAAGTCATCTGCATTTACTTGATAGTATTTAAGCAAATCTTCATATACTGCTAAAACTTTATTTTTCTCACTTGGTGTTAAAATAAACTTTTTGCTGGTTACTTTTTGTTTGCTCAACTTACTACCAAAGTCACTGATTTTTGGATTTACTTGTAACATATTTGGTCGCCTTTCATTTGTATGTGTATTATTATACATTTGTATTTATCAAATGTCAACTATTTTCCGACAAAACGCGAAAAAATCGTCGGTTTTGGTAAAGAGGTAGGGCTGTATATCGCATTGGGGATCAGCCGAGTGATCAGTTGGTTTGAAAGGAGGTGCTCTTAGAAAGCACGGTCGATATACGCTATATGTCTCTATATATCATGTGGCTGACACAGCCAATAAAGGATTAAGTTCCTACCAAACTTAATAATACTATTTATCATTTGTATGTAGGGGGCCGAAGCCCCCTTATTTGTTAATTCTTTTCTTTGAGTATTTTTATTAATTCTTTTAAACTACTATTCATTTCTTGCAATTCAAAGTTAATGTTACTTACTGAATCAGCTACTGTCCAGTTAGTTCCATCAGCAACTTTGTTTAAAGTATTGTCTATATCATATATTGCTTCAGCAATATTATTATTTTCTTCTTGATTAATCATTTTGTTTCTCCTTTATGTATGTTTATATAATAGTACAAAACATGGTATCTGTCAAGCTAAAATACCTTCTCTTTTAAGTTTTTTCTTATAGTTGGCAATCCTATTGTATACATTTGCATACGAACAATTATACATAGTACTCAACTCTGCTATACTCTTACCTTGAACTTCAACCAATCTATATAGTTCAGCACTATCTTTTGGTAATGCTACACTTTTTGTTGCTATATCTTTTAGTTCAGCTATTTTTATATCTTCTGTGGTAAGATCAAAACATTGAAATAACTCTTGTTGTTTTAACCATTCAGCACATTCATTTACACTTGCTGTAGTACCAACCAATGCTACTTTTTTGTAATCAAATATTACTCTTTGTTTATTTCTTATTGCTGTTCTTGCTCTTTCTATGAACATGATACTGCTATAATCGCCCGGAGGCCAACTTGTTATTCTTGTTAACGCATATGTACTTTTAAAAGTATCAAATGGTGCTTCTTTGTTTCTGTGCCTCCAATAACCCAATAGGTTACCGGAAAACTTTTTCATTTTAGGACTTCTAGGTTCTGTCATAACTTACTCCTGTATAGGGTGTGTTGAGTAATTTATGATTATGATGCTACTGCTCTATCTGTGACTCTACGCCAATTGCTACCATCATAAAAACAAGGAACTGCTCCACCTGTTTCGTTTGTAGCATATGCCATAGCGCCTGCACCAATACCTGATGTTGGTAAATTTGTTACTGTATAACTAGGTAATTCAAAAGGAACATTTACACTTGCTACTTTTGGACTTACATCTAATTGACCATTACTAGGACTACTTGATGCATTATCAATAGCAATTAGTTTCATTTTGTTTTGACTTGGATCTGTGCTTGTAAATTCACAGTTGAATCTACCTGCTTGTCTATCTACTGCATCATCTTTAAACTTGAATGTAATACTTTGTTGTCTTGTGTTACTACCAATAGTAGAGCCTGTGTAATCACTTTGACATTCAATAACATTGTGTAGATCATCTGTTAGATCACTGCTCATGTCTGTGTTGATGAACATACTGTTGCTGTTTGCTCTCAAACCTTCAATTTCTACAGGACCTGTAAGAACAACTTTACCTGTTCCGTGTGGATCTAATTCTATATTATTATTACTTGCACTTGTTATAATCTTATTACCACCTAAATCAAAATCACCAGTTAATGGTGTGCTTGTTCCACTTGATAATAATACTGTTCCATCTGCATCTGGTAATGTAATAGTTCTGTTTGCTGTAGGGTCTACAGGATATATGCTTGTAAAGAAATCATTGGCTGTATCACCACCTAAACCTATTTTATTACCTGCACCAAAAAACAATCCATTTCTATTAAATGTTGCAATAGTTTCCATACTGCCATTTGCAACAATATTCATTTGCATTCTGCCTCTTTCACTACCGCTGTTTGGTCTTTCTATCTTACCTTCAATACTTGCATATGTATCTGTATTACCAGCACTATCTTGTCCTTTGAACAATACTGTTCCTAGTAAATCATCATCAGCTGGACTTGCACTTGTTCTTGTTAAAATAAATTCTGGACCTACTGTTGCACCATCATCTGCTTTTGTTACAGTCAAGTTATTTGTGAAACTACTGTCTGTGTCTAACATAACTGTTCCTGTTGCATCAGGTAATGTAATAGTTCTATCAGCAGTAGGATCTACCGGATATATGCTTGTAAAAAAGTTGGCACTATCTCCACCCAATGCTATTTTATTACCTGCACCAAAGAACAATCCATTTCTGCTCACACTCATTATATTTTCATCTGAGCCGTTGTTTATTACATTAAAATTTATGAGTCCTCTTTCACTGCCACTGTTTGTTCTACCAATACGACCTGTTACACTTCCATATGTATCCAAGTTACCCGCACTATCATTGCCTTTGAATATTATACTACCCAATAAATCATCTGTAGCAGGACTTGCACTAGTTCTGGTTAACACTACTTGTGGTCCTAGAGCCGCACTATCATCTGCATATGAAATATTCAATGGAGCCGCATTTGTAGTTCCACCTGTGATTGATGTTTGTCCTGACCCATTGGGTGCTAATACAATATTACCATTTGATACAGTGACCAACTGTTGTCCATTTACATCTAGATTACCACCTAATTGTGGACTACTGTCTTCTACAATATTGCTTAATTTACCTGTGTCAATTGTTGCTATCTCATCTTGTGATGCAAGACTTAATTGTCCTGTTGTTGCGTTTTGACTAATAATACTCATTTGTTGCTCCTATCTTGTGTAATCCGAATAACCGGAATCTTCCATAAAAATTGTTTCATCTGTTGGATACTCTGTTAATGTAACATCAACAGTACTGTCTTGATTCAATACCAAACTTTGAACATAAAACTTCTTACCTAATCCACCATTTAGTGTATCATAACCTGGTGTTTTATGTTTTACAAGCACTACATCGTCAACATCTAATACCAACGCTGTATGGGCGGCTTTGAAGCTTATAACCTGTGAAAATCTACTGAAGTCTAAATAGAAGTTACCCAAGTTCTTTGCTTTTTGTTCTGGGCTTGTCATTTCAAGTTCAACAGTTCCTTCATTTACAATGTTACCATCTTTTGTTAGGTATTCGTTTGAACCAGTTGGTGTTCCTTTTACAATCTTACTGTTGGCTTGCCATTCATTTTCACTGTTGAAATAGTTTACTTTCATTTGATTGTATTTTTGTTTTTTACTACCAAGGGCGATAGTCATATCACCAATTATGTTTGATTCATCAAATACAAATGTGTTTGTATCAAATGTTCTTTTGTTGTTTACACCTATTGCATACTTACCTCTACGATAAAACAAGTTTGCATTTGCACTTGATAATAAGGCTTGTGTATTGTTGTATATTGTATCTGCTGTTTCTAATGCACCATTAAACTTTAATCCAATAGTATCAAAGTAATTACTTGCATTATGAAAACTTTCAATATCTACTTCATCATCTGATAATCCTTTACCATATATGCTGTTTGTTAGATAGTCATATATGCAGTTTGCAGGATTATCATGTCTGCTGTGATTTCTTAGATTATCTTCTGTGTCACTTGGATTTGCTCTTATCTTTGTTACATCTCTTACTCTTATACCATCTGCTTCTACCAATATAGTAGGAGAGGCAGGAAACTTATCTCTGTCAAACTTTAGTCTTGCATACACATAAGCTACACCACGCATCCTATGATCCGCTGTCCATTCATCACTTATGTTGTTGTTAAAATTAGTATCTGTTCCATTTACACCAGCACCATCTGCTATACCAAATGTACTGTATTCTCTACCAACACTATGAGTTTGATCTGTTGGTCCACGGAATGTTGCTATATCAAGTTTGCCTGCAAAATGACTATCAATACCACTAGTTGTAAAAGCAGTTCTATCATTTAATAGTATTTTTGTAACACTTGGTCCATCCATATTGTGTGAACCATCTGCTAGTTTACCACCACTAGCAAAAGCCAATACGATATGCAAATATTCTGTTCCACTTGTGACACCATTTATATCTGTTGTTTGTAGATATACTCTTGTTCCACCAACACGCCTATTACCATACAGTACAGGTAGATTAGCAGTATTACTTGCTTTGTTTATTAGTATACCTTGGTCTTGTATTCTACCTTTTTGTCCAGCACCTCTGTTGAAGATACTGCCTACTGCATATTGCAAACCTAAACCAAATAGTGTTGCACCTATGCCTGATAGTCCTAACGCGGCCGCGGCATAAGGAGCGAATATCGCTATACCTATACCTATAATTGATCCTAATGCTCTTTTACCCATGTTTACTCTTTCGGTCTATCACACTCACATGGAAACTCTTTACATTCCTCGCAAGTGTTGTCATCTATCCAGTCTCTTTCTTCTTCTTGTTCTTGTTTACGCCAAGCACTTGTTTTTACTTTGTTTATTGCTTTGGTTGTGTAGTTGTTTAGTCCCTTTTCAGTCATGCTCCAAAACGCACCATTGTGATATATGTATGCAATGTGCATCCAGTCATTTTGACTTATTACACATACATCACCTTCTTGCCATTTTGGATTCTTAGCTTTTATTTTCTTATAATTGTGTATATGCATCCATTGTTCTGGACTCATATAACCTCTGCTAAACTCTCTAGCACTTTGTTTTGTTCTATATTTGCATAGGCTCATTAAATTAGTACCATATGCAGTATCATGAAACTCAAATAGAAATGTATTGCAATCATTAATGCCCCAAGCATAGTCTGCGCCAGTTTTGTTTGCAATATAACTACCTAATATAAATTTATTTTGTAATTTCATTTGTTACTCCTTTATGTTTTCCATTGTACATCTTTGATAACATCTTTAGCAAATTCAAAACCTTTATCACCACTGTACAAATCTTTTTGTCTGTTATCATTAGTTATGATTCCGTTATCACGCTCATAATCAACCCAATGTGAACTACAAGTAGCCGCCAATGTGGTTGTGTCATTTGTGTTCTCTTTGATAACAGGACTATCTATTCTACCTTTGAACATTAAGAAACTTCCTATCTCTACATCTCTATCAAAAAATGTACGGAATATTCTAACATCCTTGTCTACATAATCGTATTGTAGTATATCACTTATAAAGTTTGTGCCAAGTTCATGACTTGGTAATCCGCTGAGACTCACAGTGACTTCACTTGTTGTAAATATCTTTTCTTCCTGTACTGCACTAAATCCTAAAAACTGTCCTACGGTAAAATAAACATTTGAGCCACTACCTATGCCATCAGCGATTGTAACATTACCTGGTGCGTTTGTGATAAACACACCATCATCAATATCCATATACAAACTTTCATAACATTGCAGTACTTGTTTGCCTGCGGCTGTTATGATCTTTGCTTGTGTTGCATCTGTTGAATCAAATCTAGCCATTATTTAAAGTTATCCAGTTCAAATCTACAAGTAAATCTATACAAGCCATCTGTGCCTTTTTCATATTCAAAACTATCTTCTGCTAGTGTTACAACTAGATGGAAAGGATTTTTGAATACACTACTTCTATCTTGTGATGCATTACCACTTGTTGCACTTCCTTTTAGTAGTGTTGGTGAACCCATAGCCAATCTTATTTTTGCTTCACCAAACTTGTTTGTTGTTACATTATCATTTATAACATGAGCTATATGACCATTCTTACTGATAGCACTTGGTACGATAATACATTCACCTCTGATAAATGCTTTGGTCTTACTTGCTTCAAAACCTTCAAGTGTTAACACTTTGTCACCTACTGCAACAGGTGTAACTATTCTTAATGTTCCACTTGAATCTAAATTTAGGTTAGCATTGTCACTGTCTGTTCTATTCCAAAACAATCCTGTTGAAGGTAAATCACCTGTGTTACCTATTTCAAAGAAGAATGGTACAGCTTGTCCCCTTGCGGCCTGTGCCACTGCTTCATACTGTCTAAAGTTTTCTTCTGTCATTGGTGGATAACTTACTTCAAGTTGATGTCTTATGAATCCTGCATCACGCACATACTTGGTACCATTTTGTGACTTTGTTACACTACTAGGAATAACCTGTGTGAACTTGACTCCATTTGGTGCAACCACTGTTGGCCAATCTTTTGCATCATTCAATTCATTTGAATCCCACTCATCATCTGTATCAAACACATCTGGTGCATATGCTGTTGGTGTAACATATTCATCTGCTTGTGGATTGATAGGAAATATACCAACTTTTTCTATAACATGAGTTGCTGGTTTGGCTGGACTACCTGACAATATATCTACGCCTGTGGTAGTTTTTGTGTTTGTTAGTCCAAGTCCTGCTAGTGTGAATAATCCTCTTGCCGGAAAAGCACCTAAATTACTTGTACCAGTTAAGAAACCACTACTGTTTACATTTGGTGTTGCTGTTGGCGTTGTGATATATGTTGGAGTAAATGCACTTGTTTCTCCTGGTCTCCAAAACTTTGTGAAGTCATATACAGCACCTGCTGTATCTACATTACTGCTATTTTTATAGAAGTAACTTCTTCTACCTGGACTTCTCATATTGTTATCTGCTATATGATATATCAACTTATCAAAGTTTTGATTGTCATCATTTGTTGTTTTATTTGCATTATACAATGTTCCTGTTTCACTTGCCAGTGGATGTGTTAATGGTGTTACAGGTGTTAAACTTGTATCATTTGTGTCACCAAAATAAAACATTCCACCCACATTGGTTCCACTTGCCGGAAGTATTTGTGATGTTGAACCTGCAGTAGCAAATGTTCCTGGTGATTCAACTCTATAACTCCAAAAGTCAATAATCTTAATATTACCTGTGATATTACCACTGCCGTTTGTTGCTGTCAATACATCACCAGTATCTCTGCCACTCAATGTTCCACACGGATCTTTTAATATTGTAATGTTTCCTGTGCTTTTTGTATATACATATCCAAAGAATGCTGTATCATCCATACTACTTGGAATTGTTTTACTTGTTCCACTACCTGCTGTTATTTGAACTCTACAGAAGCCTCTGAATACATTTGTTGTATCTTCACCAGTATTTGGTGTCATATTCTGACCTTCAATTTGACCACGCAATGTTGAAAAACCACCACCGCTAATATCTACACTTATTGTTGCGGCACTTCCACTACTTGCTATATTAAATGGAATGTTTGTTGCGAACTTATCTTTACCTTGTCCACTTGTGATTGTAAATGGTGTTGTTCTACCACTATCACTGAATAATTTATAACTGTTATTGCTTATCTTTTCTAAATGAACTGTTGTTCCACTACTAGCACTAGCCAATGATCCTGTTAGGTTATTGAATGTATCTGCTATCTTCAATGTGTCACCTGTGTTCATTGTTTCAGCGAATCCATCAAAGTGTAGTACTGCATCTTCACTTCCTGTTCCATCATCTAACATTGTAAAGAATATATCTGACTGTGCGAAAAAGCCTGGTTCACTTATTTGTTCTAATTTTGTTAGTCCTGAGTCTTCATATAATACTACATTGAAACCATCAATAACTTCTACGAATGTTCTTTTTGTGTTAAATCCCTTGTCATCTCTTCCTGTTGAATCAGCTTCAAATCCAAAAAACTCTATCTCTTGACCATTTGCAAATTCGTGTGCTGATGTGAACTGTACTCTTATTCTTGGCATATTGTTGCTGTTTAGTTCATAGTGTATACCACCTATTAATCTTGCATTTGGTTGAATATTGAATTCCATGATTGGATATCTTGACAACATATTGAAAGTAGGATGCTTATCATCACTAAAACTTGCGAAGTAATTCTTGTATGCCGCAAATCCTAAATTTAATTGATCTCTTGTCCTGCTTAGATCGTTTGTGTAATGTAAATTGTTTGTTTGGTGTTGTTTGTAAACATATGTGAGTACATTGTTTACCCTTTGACTTATACCAGCACTATTGTCTGACTTCCAATCGTTTGAATCTGTTGCGTATCCGTTGGCTCCGTTGTTGGGCCAATTCCATACATCATTTAAATCTGCCATTTATGTTGACTCCTTAACTTGTTATTCCAGCACGACCTCTTTGGTTGAAACCTTGTGTTACCATGCCTATAATTTGTGGCTTGTTCTGTATCAAGAACTCAACACCATTTTGCGTATCTATCGCATTGATGTTGAAGTTAACATTGACACTTCCATTACCAGTATTTATATCTGACATAGGAGTGACTCTGCCCGTTTGCCCTGGTATGAATAGTTCTGGTTCACCACCATCTCCTACTATACTTGGTTGTCCCTTTTTGGCAATACCACCGTTTGCAAAGAAAGGAAGTTTGAATCCACCCATTGGTGCACCAACTGTAGGTGTGCCAAACAAGTTACCCAAACTAAAGCCGCCTCCGCCGCCACCTAGTCCGCCAAACAGACCACCTAATGCTTGTTCAATTTGACTTTCTAGTATTTTTTGTAATATATTATCTAGTGTTCTTGTGAATACATTTTCTAATGCACCCAATAGACTTTCACCAGTTCTAACTGCTGTTGCAAGTTCACTGCTTATGCTTTTGCTTATACCTGCAAAGCCTTCTTCAATAATCTCTTGTGTTGTTTTTGCTTTGGCTTGATATATCTCCAATGCTTCCATCTGTTCTTTGATCTTAGTTGTCAAGAACTCTTGTGATACACCTGCTTGTTTAGCCAATACATCAACATTCAATAATGCTTCATTTAGTTGTTTTAGTTTTTCTCTTTGATCTGTAAAGTTCTTAACTAGTTCTTCACCAACTGTTAGTGGATCATCTTTTGCATCACCACCTGGTGTTCCGCCTTTACCAATTTGCATCATTGCTTGTGCATATGTGTCAATGTTGATCTTACCAGCTTTCAACATCTTATCAAGTTCACCTACTGCCATAGCTTCGTGATCTATTTTGGTTGCCGCGGCACTTGCACTATTTGTAAGATCTTTCATGAACTTCTCAAAACCTGTTAGTTCTGGTAATACACCTTTTAGTTTATCAAGTTCTTCTTTTGTCTTACCTGTGTTCATTCCAAGTATTTGAACTGCGTGTGCATATTGATCTATGCTCATACGCCCTGCATCAAACTCTTTCTTGATAAATGATATAGCTTGTGCTTTGAATTCTGTTTCTTTTGTTGCTTTGGCAATGTTCTCTTGTAGTTTCTTCATGAACTCGCCAAACTCTTGTGCTTTTATAGCCGCTGGGCTCATAGCCTGTGCTACCTCGCCTGTTTTCTTTGTTAGATCTTCTGTAGCATTTGCATTTTCTTTTTTGGCTTTTGCTTCTTCTCTAAACTTTTCTGCATTCTCTCTTAACTTAACAGCTTGTTCATCAATCTTGCTTGTGACTTTACCAACAGCATCTGCGGCTGTTGTACTATCTGTTTCCATCAATTGGAAATACATAGTTGTATCATTTTCTATTGCATTTATTTCTGATCTTAGTTCTTGCATACGCAACATCATAGCATCCATTGCGCCTTGCATACCTCTGTCTATGTTATTACCACTTGCGAATGCAACCTTAGACATTTCTTCGAACTGTTCTTCTAGTATCTTCAGTTCATCTTGCATTGCTTTCTTTTGACCGCTTCTATCAGGTGCAGTACCTATAGCGGCATCAAAACCAACGCCTGGTATTTTTGATATTGCTACAATTATTTGTTTCAATGCATTTGTGAATGTGCTAAATGCGTTTGTGAAGTCATCTACAAATCCTGCTACTGCTGTTATGAACCTACTTGTACCTTCAAGGAATGCCGCCGCAAGATCATTTGCGAATGCTTTCATACCACCAGCACCTTCTATACTGATCTTGATTCTTTCACGCAACATTTCTGATAGTTCTTCAATTGTTTCTGATAATGCACCAAAAAACTGCATTCTGAAACCTTTACCAAAGTCAAATAAATCTGATAAACTGTCATTTGCTTCTTCAGCCGCTTTTGTTAAACTACCATCTATGATTAGTCCTGCTTCTTCTGCTCTCTTACCAATCAATGCAATCTTGTCAGCACCCATTTCTGCGATGTTGATCAAAGCAACACCTTCTGAGTCAAAACCTTTCATTGCCATTGCTAGTTTTTCAGTACTGTTGGTTGTACCTGCAAGAGCCAACATAAAGTCTTCAAATACATCTGTACCTGATCTAAACTGTCCGTTTGAGTCTTTCATACTGATGCCCATTTTTTGTAATGGTTTTAGGAGTTCACCAGTACCCATTTGAGCTTCACCAAGTCTTCGTAAGAATCTCTGTAGACCCATGTTAAAGGTCTCTGTGCTGATACCTGCTCTGTCTGCTATAACTTGATATCTAGATAAGAACTCTGTGGTAACACCTAGTTTGTTTGCTGTCTTACCCAATGAGTCTAATTGATTGAGAGTGCTTTTGGCCATAAATGCAAAAGCACCTGCCGCCGCTGTGGCCGCAAGTGTGGCGTTCCTTAATCCTCTAGTTAAACTACCTAATCCCTTTAGTCCAACACTACCTATTGACTTAAAACTACTGTTCATCTTCTTAACAGTAGCATTTACTTTCATTGCTCTTTTGTTGGTACCTGACAATGCTTTGTTTACATCATTGATAGGTTTACTAGTTTTATCAACTACTTCAACTATTAGTTCGTATGTACTAGCCATTTGTTATAGCCTCCCTCTCTTCGGTTTACTTCGAGCTTTTTTGGTTTCTTTGTTTACCCAAGTAAAGTAATCAACCCAACCTTTTAACTCGAATGTTGAAAAGTTCATAACCTCTTCAACGCTTTTTCCAAGATCCAATGCTAATTTATAAAGAAATCGAATGTCAGGGAGGTCATTTAGTTTCCCGCCTTGTCATCCTTGTCTTTAATATCGTTATTCATGCTTGTTACAATTCTAAGTATAACAGCTGGATCTGTTGCTCTCATCAGCTTGTGTTTATCACCCATATCAAACAATGGATTACCATCTGCATCAAGAGCCTTAATAATTAATTGTACAACCAATCCTTCTGTTGTCTTACCCTGTTGTGTGAGTTCGATAACAGCCGCTTCTTGCGCCATTGTTGTTGTACTTTTGTAATAAATCTCTGCATCCCATTCAGGAACTTTGATTGGACCCAATAAGCCACCTGCGATAATAGTTTCGAAGTGTGCTACTGCGTTATCAATCAATCTTTTTCTTTGTGGTTTTGTCATTTTTTTCTTCTCCGTCATATTAGTTTATTTTGCGTGTTCTACTTAATACTTTTTCGAACACAGGTGCAACTATACCATCTTTTGCTATAGGTCTACTTGGACCTTTGTGAGGGTTAAGATTTGCTACCATAGATCCACGCTTAGGTCCAAACTTTGAACCATAACTTCCTGCATCCAATATAGCTATGTATGTTGCTGTATTTTCGAACATCTTCTTAGATACTCCTAACTTGTATTGTCCTAGCTTACGCCATTGTGCTTTGGCAAAGCCTGTCTTTACAGGCGTATTCGCCTTTATTCCTTTATTTATCTCATCAAGGTCACTGTTAACAGTACGCTCCAGTTTGCGTTCAATATCTTTAATAATATCTCTCGGTCTACTAGAGCGTACCATAATATTTTAACCTTACGATGTAACGCCGTATGTCAAGTCACCTGTTCCTTCAAAAGTAATTGAATATTCAGTTACTCCATCAAAACTTTGGCTTCTTGTAATATCAGATACGATTGCCGAACCTGAATATATTGCATTACCTGCAACTGACGCTGTATTTGGATAAAGTTCAAAAACGATCTTGTCTCCTGCTTGTACAACGGGTGCAGTTGGTGATGCATCGTGTCCAATTGATGGATCATCTTTATCCCAATAACCTTCAACTGTTCCGTTGAAGCCTTTGAAAGTTGCGATGATTTCTCTTGAAGCGTCTCCCATTGATGTAGTATCTACTGTTTCACTTGTCTCAGAAATTGAGAAAGATGTAACATGAAGCATCTCGTGAGTTGCATCAAGTGTTGTTCCATGGTCACTTAATCTAACTACGCCGTTTAGGCCTAATGTTTCTGCCATTTGTATTCTCCTAAATTAGCATTGGA